TATTCGGACGTCAGGTCGCCGTTGGCGGGGTTGTTGAAGTACTGCGTCAGGAAGTCCGGAATGTCCCGGCCACCGACGATCTGGTCAAGGTAGGCGGTACCGAACACGGCGCGGCCGGCGTAGCCGCGCAACTTCCCCTCTGCCTCAGTGGCGGGAGCACCGCTGCCGTTGGCGAGCTTCTGCACGTAGACGCCGCCGTTGCGGAAGGCGCTTGCCGCCGGGCCAACGTCGACCAGCATGTTGTTGGTGGTGCGGCCCTGACCGGCAGCCGCGGCGGCGTTGACCGCGGGGGCAACGGCCGGGGCGACTCCTGCTTCGGGTGCCACGAGGCTGCCGGGGGCGACGCTGTAGCCGCCGGGACCGGACACGATCGGGCCGCTGCTCGGCTCGAGGCCGGCAGGCGGGGCAGGCCCGACGGTCGCGGCGGGAGGAGAAACCACGGCATCAGGCCCGCCAGCCGCCGGGACTGCTCCCGGATAGGGTCTGCCGGCGCGGGCGTAGAGTTCTTGCGGACTGATAAGGCTGGGAACGAGTTCGGGCTTGACCTGGGTCAAGACGGGATCGCCGATCTGGATGTCCCGCTCCGGTATCGCCACCTTGGACGGCGCCAGGACCTCCGAGCCTTGCCGGAACACTTGCGTGTAGCCGGTGTCGAATTCCTGCAACGTCTGTTCGTCGGGCTTGTAGTTCGGGTCGCTGCGCACCTTCACCGAGACGTCGAGCATCTTGCGCAGGAAGGCGGCGTCGTTGTTGTTGAGACCGGCGAGCATGCCGGTATCTTCCAGCCGCGCGGTTTGGCCAGGGAGCGGCGCCACCCCGGCGGCGTCGGCTCCGTAAAGCGTCGTCTCCTTGGCGACAGGAGTCGCGGCCAGCAGTCGCGCCTGGTCGCGTATCGCGGCCTGCTCGTTGGTGAGCGGCCTTATCTTTTCCTGAGCGGTGAGCACGGCGAGGACCTGCGCGGCGTTCTCCTTGGTCAGGCCGGGCTGCGTGTTCCCGATAAGCTCGGCGTCGCCGCTGCCGGCAGCGGTGATACGGGCTTTGCCTCTGCCACCGAGGTCGACGATCTGCGGCGTGTTGGCGGCAGCCGAAGCCTTGGCGGCGGCATCGGCCGCAGCGAACCGCATGGGCGCCGTGTCCTCCGACGACAACATCGTGTCTTTCGTCGGCAGGCTCCCCGTGGCGAGGATAGCGTTGCGACGCATGGTGTCTGGGTCGCTCTTCTCGAGAAGGCCGGCAACGCCGGCACCGCGTCCGATGCCCGCGGCCACCTGGGCGGCGTTGCCGCCGCCATAGAGGATGTTCCTGACGATCGCCGGCTGGGCGGCGACCTCGGCGTCGTAGCGGGTCATCTGCTCGGGAGTGACCGGGATCGGGGCTGCCGTCACTGGCACGCCGTTCACCGGGCCGGCGATGCGGGCCACGTCCACAGGCACGGGCTGGTCGGTCGGCCTCGGCCGGGTGATCTGCTCCTGGTACATCGCTGCGATCGGGTCGACCCCGCCCGCGATGGCGTCGGCCTTGGCCTTGAGATCGGCAGCCTCTTGCGCGGCCTTGATACCTGCCTGACGCTGCGCTTCCGCCTGCTGGTCGCGAAGCGCGTTTTCGTGCTCCATCCCCCAGATCTGCGCGTTGGCCAGCGCCCCCTTGATCGCCAGATCCGGGTCGGCCACGGCGGACTTGAAGAGGCCGGAGAGATTGAGGGTGCCGGGACCCGAGTTGATGCGCAGGCCGATCGACCGTCCCATCTCAGCCGATCCTCAAGCCCGGGGTGTAGCTCCACTGCACCGGCTCGACCGCCTGCTGGATGCCGTAGACGGCGAGGTCGCCGCGGCGCCCCTCGTTCCGCCGGTCGATCTCCTGGCCGGATCGCTGGAAGATGTCGGCGAGGTAGCGGTCGAAGCCTTGCGACGAACCGCCGTAGCTCTGCGCCGTGGCGAGGTGGCCGATGCGCTCCTTGGCCTCCCGCGACGCCTGGTTGAGCTTGGCAGCGAGGTCGGTCGAGAAGGTCTCGTTGCCGTCGCTGCTCGTCGGCTGGCCGGAGAGCAGGTACTTGTCGGCGATCGAGGTGTCGATCCCGGCGGTTCCGCCGCCGCCGCTGTCCGCAGTCAACGACGAAGCGTTGCGCAGTTCGCCGGCTAGGCGAGCGGCTTCGTCGCCTTGGACCTTGGCGACGTTCTCGCCGGAAGCATCCTCGACGGTCTGCGCCCGCGCCTGCTCGGCGAGCTGGCGGGCCTGCTCCTGCTTCTTGGACTGCTCGGCGCGGTTCTTCTCCTGCCGGGCGAACCATTCGTCGTAGGACTGCTTTTGCTTCTCCTGCGCCGCCTGCTGGCCCATCATGTCCATGACGCCGGAGGCCATCGAGGCGATCGCCATTATTGAAGGATCACAGATTGTAGCCTCCTATGGCTAGGCGTTGTCTTCGATGTGGCCGGAGCCGGTATGCTTCGGCAGCCCGCCCTGGAAGTTGCCGATAAATCCGGCGTTGTTGGCGTTCGACATGATGTTGCTGCCGCCGATCGCCGCCATCTTGAACAATTCCGCCAGCGGCGAGAGATCCGGTCCCGCCAGGGAGAGGTTGTCGACCGCGGCGAGGGCCTGGTTGACGGCGACCTCCGGGTTCTCGGTGGCGTAGAGCTGGTTGGTCGCCTTGGTCTTGGCGTCGGCGACGTCCGCCCGCTTGCCGGCCTCGGCGAGGTCGGCCTTGACTCCGATGGCGGCGAGATTGTCGGCGTTCTGCTTGGCGAGGTCGGCAGTCACGGTGTTGGCGGCGCCGGATCGCCCGAGACCGGCCCGGTAGAGGGAGTAGGTCGATTGGTCGGTGGCGTTGCTGTACTGGTCGGCGATGTCGGCACCGTAATAGTCGGTGATCGACTTGTTGTAGTCGTCGAACCATTCGTCGGTGAAGCCGCCTCGCGTCTTGCCGGTATCTTTCTTGGTCGTGTACTGGAAGGCCTTGCCCGCCTTATAGATTTTACCGTCCGGCCCCATGATCGCCGTCGTTCCTTGGCTGGACGGGTGGGCGGCGGTGGCGGCGCGGGCGGGAACGAGGGTAGCCGTGCCGGGGCTGCCGCCGACACCGGGCTGGCCGGCGTTGATGTCGTGGCGGAAGCCGCCCGGCGTCGCCGCCTGTCCGGGTATGTCGGGAAGGACTTTGCCGTCGGCCCCGATCTGCACCCGCTTGTAGCCTTTGGGCAAGACGCTCTTGTCGTTGAAGGTCTTCCAATCGAAATCGTGGGCGACATCCTTGTAGACCGGCTTGCCCTCGAAGGCGTAGCCGATCTTCTTGAGGCCAGTGTCGATGCGGGCCTGGCGCTCGGCCTCTTTGCGCGCGGCTTCCTCGGCCTGGCGCTTCTCTTCCTCGACGATCTTGTCGTTGTCGGCGTGCGATTTCCCGCCCATGTCACTGAACCCTCGTCAGGTATCCGGGCGGTATAGGCAGCAGCCCGGCTGCCCGCTTCCGCGCCTCCTCCGCCGCCTTCTGGGCGGGGGTCACGGTCGACTCGAGGCCACCACTGCCACCGAAGGCTTGACCCTGAAGCGCCGGCCCCATCGCGCTCTGGAACAGCCGCGACAACGGCGAGGCCGCCATGCCTTCGGCGATGTCGGCCGTCGGCCTGCCGGTCAAGGGATCGCGGCCGAGCAGCGGATCGGTTGCCGGAGCACCCGGTCGCATCGGCGGCCGCTTACTCCCCGGTGCCGCCAGCGGGCCGGTCATCATACGAGTCGGCGGACCCGACGGCCCCGATGGCCGCGCTCCATCCGGGCGCGAAAGCCCCCCGACCGTGGTGTAGATGTTCTGCCGGCGGGTCTGGTTGGCGCGATCGGCATCCTCGGCGGACATCGGACCCCGCCCACCCCTGCCGCCCTTGCCGGCACCGCCGCTGCGCGGCATGGCTGCGCCACTTTTTCCGCCCATCTAAAGGCTCCTTCCGAGGATCGTGCCGATCTCGTCGAAACCGGCTTTCGTGAACAGGTTGATTAGACTCTTCGTCTCGATCATTCCGGATGCGAGGGGCGCGTGGAAAGCGATGGCGCCGTCGCCCTTCGCCGCTTCCGTGGCGACGGCGACAAGGATGCGCCCGACCGCCGAACGCCGGTGCTCGGGGACGACGTAGAGGGTGCCGAGGACGGCGACGGGATCGACGCAGAAGGAATCGTCGAGCGAGTAGGAGGTGACCCCGACGATACGTCCGTCGTAACCGTGCGTGCGGGCGATGATGTGCGGATAGGCACCGAAGCGGATTACACGCTCCAGCCAAGCGACGGCACGCTCGTACGAGAAGACGATGCCGCGGTCCTTGTATCCGGCCTCGGAGAAGAATTTCTCGAACAGATAGCCGAGCTCGGCCACGTCGGCCAGCGACGCCAAGGCGAAGTCGATGCCTTCGAGGGTTTCGGCGACGAGCTTATGCCGCAGCGCGATATTCATCAGCGGTCGTGACCCACAGGATGAGGGACTCACCGCCGGCACCAATCCCGGCCAAGTTGGCGATGGGCTTGAAGCCCAAGTACTCAAGCCAGCGCCACGATGTCTCGTTCTCCGGGTGGCCGAGGGCTTGCACGGCGGTCAGTCCCGCCGCGAGTTGTTCGGGGACCATAGTCCTCTTGATGTACTTCGTCACGGCGCGAGTTACGCGGCCCGATTTCGACGTGCCGAACCCCCAAGCCTGGCCGTGATCGTGGGTGACGTTGGAGACGCCGAAAGCGAAGACCGGCTCGCCGTCGAGGTAGGCCATGCGCCGGTAATGCGCGCACCAGGCAGCGGTGGCGAGGGAGGACGGAGCGGCGAGGTCGCGGGTGATGGAAAGCTCCTTGACGTCGTCGATGCGCAGGTTCTTGGCGACGTGCAGGATGTCCTCGAAAGTCGGCTGGCGGATGTCGATCACCGTATGGCCTTCGACAGGACGGCGCCGAGGGGAGTCGGCCGCTCGATGATGTTCTGGTCGGCCAGCCAGGAGCGGAGATTGTCGAGCGCCTCGGCGAAGCCGGTGCCGCCCTGGCCGGGCACGACCGGGCCTTGACCGCCGCCGCCTCGCCGATCGAGAGCGTCCATCTCGTCCTTGGCCCGCAGCGCCATGCCGAGGGGGTTCGCACCGGGAGGCACCGCCGGCATGCCGAGAGTAGCACGCATGCCGGCGTTGAACGACGCGGGCGGCGGTGAAGGCCCGCCCAGCCCGGCTAGTTCGGGGCCGAAGCGGTTGGGGTTCGGGTTCACCCGGGCGCTAGCCAGTTCCGCCTTGAGCGCATCGAAGTCGGGCGCCGCCGGCACGCCGCTATCCGGCATCGGCAGCAGCGCCGCCATCTTCGGGACGACTTGTCCGCGCGCCGACAGCTCGGGGGCGGGACCGCCGGAGGCACCAGCACCCCCCTTCAAGGACACCCCGCTCGGGCGCTGACGCGGCAACGGCTGGTATTGCTGCTTGTTGTGCAGCTCGAGGGCGCGACGGGTGAGCGGGCCGATGACACCGTCGAGCTTGCCTTTGTAGAGGCCTTCAGCCTTCAGCATCTTCTGGGTTTCGATGTTGCGTTCTTTGCTCATCGTCACGCCTCCTCTTCGGCGAGGGCATAATGGATGGCGGCATTGGAGAGCAGCGCCGGACCCGAGTCGTCGTTGTAGAAGCGCAGGGAGAAGTGCGTGCTCTGCCCCTCGAAGCTGGCTTTCCCGGCACGCCAGGTCGGGGCCGAGAAGACGCCGAGGGTCTCCTGGTCGTCGGGGTTATCGTAGTCGAAACTGTTCTTGATCGTCCACGTCCCGGTCACGGTGGCATCGACGCTCTGGAAGATCTTGTTCGTCGCCGGCTTGCCCATATCGAGGTAGGGCAGCCGAACCTCAACGCCGCAGTCGTCGTAGACCGTGCCGTCGGCGCCGCCGTAGACGTAGAGGTCGTCCCCGGAGCGCAGGAAGATGCGCCCGCCGCAGGTCACGGCGTAGTCGACGGTGAACGGAACACGATTGGTGGCTGTCGTGTACTTCGACCACGCCGTAATCTTCGGGCCGGGGAAGGCGGAGAGGACATAGATCTCCTGCGGGAAAATCATCCAGAACCTGCCGACGATCGGCTCGAGCAGGGCTTTCGCCTTGCCGAAATAGGTCGGGTCCGTCGCGAGCTTGTCGGCGTAGAGCTGCTGGATCAAGCCGTCGATCGGCGAGCCGATGTCGGAGACGGCGGCGGCGTTCGACGAGTCGCGCGCCCGCACGGAACGGATGCCGGACGTGGCGAGGAAGAGGACGTCGCCGGAGCCGTATTGTTGGGTGGAGAGCGGCGCCAGCGTGCCCGACTGCCGCAGGATCTGGGACAGCGCGTATTGCAAGGGGTCGGGGTCGACGCCCCATAGCTGGGTGGCGATGGTCGAGAAAACCGCGAGCTTGTCGTAGTAGACCTCCAAGCTCGTGAGCAATTCGCTGTCGGCGTCCTGCGACGACAGGCTGATGAAGCCGACGCCGGTGCGGTTGACATCCTCGACTATGGTGAAGGCGACGCCGGTGGTCTGCGGGGCGCCTCCTCCCGAGGTGTTGACACCAGCCATGGTGAAGGTGTTGGCCGGGCTGTTGACGCTCGAGACGACATGCTGGCCGTTGGCCTGCTCCAAGCCGTTGACGCCGGTGCCGACAGCACCGACGACCTCGACCGTCATGCCGTCGAGCATTTTCAGGATGTCGGCGGGGGCCACCGTGCAGACGGCCGGGTTAGTGTTCGAGAGGCTAGTCACCGTGATCGCCGGCGTCGCCTTGACCAGGCCGTCGGTCTGTGCTGCCGTCGCCGTCGAGGTGTTGATGCCGTCGAGTTTGAAGGTGTTGGGCGGCACGTTGACGCTGGAGATCGTGCGCAGGCCATTGGCGAGCTTCAGGCCGGTGCCCTTGGCGCCGGTGATGCGCACCAGCATGCCGTTCGTGAACTGGGCGATGTCGCTGGCAGCGACGGTACAGACGGCGGGGTTGGTCTTCGACAGATTGGTGACCGTGACGGTGCTGGCGATGGCGCTCTCGTTCCACAGGACGGGGTTGCCGATCGACGAGAAGAAGAGATCGCCGACGTCCACCGCGTAGACCTTGGACTTGTACGTGCGGATGTTCCGGCCCTTGCCGGAGCCTTCGGTGATGAAGCCGTCGTAGTAGTGCGGGTTCTTGGCCTGGTCGTCGGCGCCGGACGACTGGTCGCAGGCGAGGTAGATCTTGCCGTCGAAGGTGTCGAAATCGGTCTGCGTCAGGTCCCCCGCGGCGTTGGGGATCCTCTGGTAGTTGAGCGTGACCCCTGGGACCGCGAAGGCCGGCGGGGTCGAGACGACGTTACGGGTGAAGGCGTAGAGAGCGTTCTCGGTCGCGGCGAGACCGAAGGTGCCGGTGAGGGTAGCGACCTTGACAAAAGCGCGGCGCTTGGCGACCTCGCCGCCGGGGGTGATGGTGGCGTTGACCAGGCGCTGGAGAGTTCCGGGGGCCGAGGTCAGGGCACTCTTGCGGGTGTCGAGGCCGGCGGCGAAATTATCAATCGCGAGGTAAGGAATATATTCCTCCCCTACCTATAGATGTTTCCAGATACGACGTCCGCGAATGGCTTCGATCGTAGGGCCGGAAACGCCATACCGCACCGCTAACTTCGTGCTGCTCTCCTTCGCGGCTCGAATTTCCAGAACCTGAACTTCGGTGAGCTTCGCCATCGGATGCCGCTCGCCCACCGGGTCTTTCCCGTGCCGGGTCCGATCGGCTTGGTTCTCGGCCCGCGTCCCATAAGCGAGATTGGCCAGCCAGTTGTCGGTGCGGACCCCGTTGAGGTGCCGGCACTGCTGCCCCGCCGGGCAGGGGCCGACGAAGGTCAGCAGGATAAGCTGATGGACGAGGAAGGGCTGCTTGATGTCGTTCTTGGAGAGGACGACCCGGTGGTAGCCGTAGACCAGCACCGGCTTCAGGGGTCGGTTGCGGGGAGCGCCGACGCGCCAGACGCTGCCGTCTTGATCGGCTTCGTAAATGCCCTCGTAGCCGGGGATAGGTTTGCGCATCTCAGCCCGTCATCGGAACATAGTCGATGCCTTGGATCGACGACAGCCGCAAGCTGACCGACGATCCAAGCGTCGAAACCCGGCGCTTGGCGGAGACGGTATTGCCGAGCACCGCCATAAGATGGGTCTGGGCCTTCTTGAGCTTGGTCGCGGCATCCTCGGCCTTGGCACGGGCGAGCAACTCGGAGGCGACGAAGAGGACGATGCTCATCGCGTCGAGCGTCGAGACGTCGGCATCGACGAGGAAGGGAGAGAGCGGCTTCATGCCGCGGAAGCGGACCCAGTTATTGACGGAGACGGGCGTCGGCCAGACGCGGAACTGGTTAAGCTCAGGTCGCCAGAACTGGGGGCCGTCGCCGGATTGAGAATTGGCGCCGCCGGGCTTGATGAGAGTTTCGTCGATCCCGTAGACGAGATCGCGCCAACTGGTCGAATTGGCCGGCGCCGTGTAAGACTTGCGGATCGCCTCGAAATCGAAGCCGACGGGGTAGCCGTAGAGGAATTGCCCGGCGACCATCTGCGTGTCGCCCGACTGCATCAGCGTCGGCCACTGGTAGGCGGTCCATAGCTCGAGCTGCGCCCGCTTGAGTAGGTACTTGAGGACGTCGATGGCGTTCTGCCCTTGCGCCGTCGACAGGGAGTGGCCCGCCTCGGCTCTGAGCGCGTAGACGCAGTTGGCGAGGGTGTCGGTCTGCATCAGAGGTTCGGTGTCGGTTCGTCGGGGGCGGCAGCCGGCAGGAGCCGGCCCTTCTCGTCGCGCGGGCGCTTCTTGGCGGGCTTGACTGCCTCGACCGGCGAAACCTCGCGCGTGATCGGGTTCAGCCACAGCGTGCCTTCCGGCATCTCGTCGGTCTCGGCGGCATCGAGTTCCATGAGGGAATTTCGGCCGACCCAGACCTTCTCGCCAACGACCTTGCCGTAGATCAGCTCGAGACGTTCCTTCTCGGCCTTGGCGGTCTGCTCGACCTGGACGAAGGGATGCACGTCGCGCACCGCCTGGTCGCCGTGAATTGTCCGGAGGACCTCGATCTCCGGCCATGAGATCGGATCGAAAGGGCCGCGATGGACGACCTGCTGGTCGTCGTTGGCGAGGGCGACATAGGCGGTGCAGAAGTGCATGAACTCTTCCCCTTTGATCTGTCTGCCCGGAGGTCGGCGTGAGCTGACTAGGTTCCCGCCGCCAGCCGGGCAGATCGCCGGCAACCCGCCGGCGATGCAAGCTTACTACGATCCGCCGGCCGGCGGCGACTGCTCGGCCCCGGTCACTTCAGTGGCAGGAACCACCTTCTCGGACCCGTCAGCGAGGCGGATGAGCGACTGCATGCCCTTGGCCTTGTCGAAACCAGGGTCGCCGTCCTTGGCGGTGCGGACGACCGTCACTTCCTTGTTCTGATACTTGGCACCCATCGTCGTTCTCCGTGCTTGAGGGGCAGACGGCCGCCCGCCCCTTATACAACGCGCGACTAGGCTACTTCGTCAGGCCACGTCAATGACGAGAGACGAGTTCAACTGCTTGGCGACCAGCTGGCAGGTCGTCGTGATACTCCGATACATGAGGAACTGGTTGGCAGGACGGGCAGGAGTGTGCTGATGTAACCATTCTCCTGTCATCGCCTCGATGAAGATATTCGAGGTGTCGATCCAGTAGCACCGCTTCGGGAGACTCAAATCGTCGAGCGTCGGATCGTACTGGAACTCGGTGCCGGCGAACGCCATGCCCCCCATCGAACCGTCCTGCGTGCCCTTGAAGCCCGAGTTGGAATAGAGACCGTTGGCCCGCATCTCGACTTCCATCGCGGCGAGGAAGTCGCTGCCGCAGAAGGCCGCGTCGGGAGTGCCGCCGTAGCGGACCAATTGCCGGCGCTGCTTCTGGAGTTCCTGAAGCAGAGCGCCGCCGTTGGTCGGCGAGGACGTGACCGCGCCACCTGACGCAGCGGTCTTCGCCAGGTTCCGCCACCACTCGTTGCCTGCTGTGGCCCGGTTGATGCCGCCGACGATGCCGGTGGCGGGGGCCGCCGCGACGAGGAGGGCGAGACCCGCCATCGCCTTGGGGTCGGCGACGCCATCCCCATACGACAACAGGTTCATGCCGCGGGCATAGGACTCGCCGAGGTCGAAAAGCTTGTCCTCGAGCAGGCCGACGAGAACCGTCATTTCGCGACCCGAATGCGACGAGGTGCTCTCGCCGTTGGTGTCGACAACGGATATGCCGTCGATCTTCAGTTCGGTGTGGGTGAGCTGAAGGCCGAGGTGATGCTCGCGCCAGGGGAAGTTCGCCCGGAGGATGTTGGCCGGCGTATAGAATGTGACCGTGTCGTTGTGCGTGTACCCTTTGACGACGTCGTTGCCGCTGCCGTCGCCGAACTTGCCGGACACGCCGATCGAAATGCTGCCCTTGCCGCCGGGGAAGGATTTCTTCTTGCGGGTGAGCGTGTCGTAGAGGGGCCGCTTCTGAAGGGTCTGGCGGAAAACTTCCCCCTTGGAAAAATAGAAGTCCAAGGCGGCATTGGCGATATTGGTGATTTCTCCGGCTGTGAAAGCCATTTGAGGTGCCCTATTCAGGCACGCTCATGCCGCGATTTCTCTAGGCCCTGAAGGGCCGCTTCCATGAGGGTTTTCGGGGCCGCGCGTGCCGATGGTTGTTGCGAATTGCCATTCGGCACGGGGTTCGTCGCCCGCGGTGCGGGCATGAAGCGGCGGTAGTTGGCGGTCACCTCGGCGTGGGCATCCCTGACGATCTCCAGGGCCTCCTGCGCCGAATTGATCTTGCCTCCGCGCTCATGCAGCATCGCCTGCGTCGTCCGGCGAATGGCGTCGGCTTTTGCCCGATAGTCCGGATCTGCGGCAGCCAGGCGGGTCTCGTAATTGGTGACGGCTCGCTGCACATCGGCTTGGACGTGCTGGACCCGCGACGATTGGACCTCGGTCTCGCGCTGACTGGCCAGGGCTTGCGCCCGGGCCGCGTCGAACCGTGTCCGTGCATACTCGCGCGCAGCCGCCTCGGTCATGTGGCCCTGATTGACTCGAGCCCCGAGGTCGTCTGGGAGAACTAGCCCCAGATACTCCTGCGCCCTGCGCACGAAAGGACCGACAGCGGTATAGAAACCCTGCCAGTCTCCGGCACGCACGGCCGCCGCGATGGAGAGGACCTTGACGATGTCGTCGGAGGAGAGGTCGTTCTCCGTCGCGAAGTTCGCGAGCTGGCCACCGATTTCGGCTACCGGACGATACTGTTCGAGATCAGCGACCTGGCGCTGAAGCTCGCTCCTCTGGTTGAGGAGAGTCCGGAACTTCTTGGCCTGCCGCTTGCCCATCTGCAAGTCGGTGATGTCGGCCTCGGTGGCGTCTTCGTCTGACCCTTGGTCTGCTTGATCTCCGGTTTCGGACGGTGACGTGGGTGCGTCGGAAGCCTGATCCGCCAGGACGTCGCCCTCGGTGTCTGCTGGGACAACTTTGAGAACGGCGTCGAGTAGTGTCGGCTTTTTCCCGGTATCTGCCCCCGGCTGCGCCGGCGATCGACTTGTCCCGTCGGAGGACGTGGCGTCTGCGCTAGGGGGTGGGGGCGCAGACGCCGGTGTGGCCGTCGAGGAGGGGGACGGGTCGGGTTGTCCCTGGTTTACAAAATCTTCGGCCACGGAAGACGTTTACTCCAAATCAATTCAACGGGGAAGGCGGCCCCGGCGGGCCAGCGTTCATCGGCGTCGGTGCCGACGACTGCGGCGAGGGCGGGCCAGGCTTGTTGGACGCGCCTTGCGGACCCTGCGCGTTGGGGTCGGGGCCACCGTCGGGCGCCGCAGAGGCACCGGGCTGCATGCCGTTCTGGGCGAGGATACTGGGCATACCGAGAGCGACGGCGTCCTCGAGATTGATCGAGTCGTCCATGCGCCTGATCGACTCACGCGCCATGAAGGCCGGCGTGATGCCGGGGATCTGCATGAGAATGGGGGCGAGCCGCTCGAAGTTCTGAAGCTCGCGAGCCTGGTCGGGTCTTCCAGAGGAACCAGCCTCGATGTCGAGCACGAGATTTCGGGCGACGTCGCCTTTGGTGAGGCTCGGCCAGATCGCGCCAGGGCCGACTATTTCCTTAACGGTTTCTTCCGAAACGTTGAGAAGGAGAATCTGTCCAGCAGCTTGAGCAATGGCCGAGAGGGTGTCGTCGATATCGTCGATCTCTGAACCCGTTGAAGTAGCTCGCGCCTGCGCCGCGATATTGGACTCGGTGGCAGTGGTGCCGGAAGTAGGTCCGAGATCAGCTTGTTGATCCCCGACAACCCGAAGGAGGTCTTGGAAGGTCTCTTGCGTGGTATAGATATTCGGGTCAACGGGAACACCTTTGATGCCCTGCAAGACTTGATTGATATCCTGCCCCGGCTGGAGGCCGGTGACGGCGACGAGAGCATTGAACGGAGGATTGCGAAGGGTCTCGAGATCTTCCTCGGAAAGGACGCCCTCGGCATAAGCCGTCTTCGGGCGGTTGGCGAAACGATGCTCGCGGAGACCTTGCCGGGCACGGTTCAATTCGAGCTGCATCGAGCGGATCAGCGTCACGTCGGACGGCGGGAAGATCCGGCCTTCGGTCTCGTTGAATGCGATGACATACCAGGGCCAGAAGGCGTCGGTGTAGAACTCGGGAGCGGCAGGCTCGCGAAGGAAGTCGGCATAGCCGTCGCATACGACGTAAACCAAGCCGTCCTGCTTGTTGTACGCCTCCCAGACCAGCATTTTCGAGGGATTGTCCTTGTCCTGGAACGGGTTCCCGGTGAGTTCCTGCACCTGGCCGAAATCGGTGGCGCCGTCGATCGCCCGGTAAGCGATGGCGGAACTGCCGACGTCGACGCCATAGGTCTCCTGGATCTCGTCGGCGGTCAGGCAATACTCCTCGGCGGCCCAATTGCAGCCGAGAAAACCTCTGAGAGCGGTGCAGTTCTTGTCGGGGATGATCGCAGTCGACTTCGGCCAGGAGAACATCAGGCCCTCTTTGACCACGATGTCGGTCTGTGCCGAGAGATCCGCGACGACCAGACGCATCTGCTCCGCCTCAGGCGAGTCGGGCTGGGTGTCGTTGTCGGCGATGTCGGCGGAGACCCGCTCGATCAGGGTGAGCTGCGCCTCGGCATCGGCGAGCTGCGAGTCGAGGTCGGGAGAGCGGCCCATGACCCGTTGGAACCCGACCTTGACCCAACCGACGCCGGACGTGGTGGCCCGGCGCACGGTCATCTTCATGCGTGACTTGAAAGACTGCTGCTGCTGGCTGACTTCGTACTGGTAGAGGATCTCGAGCGTGCGGGCGATCTTGTTGGCCTGGTCGACCTGCGCTTTCACTTGCTTGGCGTCGTCCATGATCGCCTGCGCTTGCTCGATCTCGTCGGGGGCGGGCGGCTGCGGCAGGGTGATCCCGGCACGGCCGGCAGCGCCTTCCAGCATCGACATGAGGCCGTTGCCTCCCGGCCCGCCCGGCCCCGAGGGGCCTCCTGGAGCCGGAGGGCCTGCGCCGTTACTTGGAACTCCTGCGTCGGGTGGGGGAGACGGCCCGGCTGCATCCGGGGAAGGGACTTCCGGGCCGCCATTCGTCCCCGGCGGTCCTCCCGGCAGGCTGGAGCCGGGTCCACCGTTCCCAGGCAGGGCCTGCGAAAGCCCCATCTGGGAGGCTGCCATTCCCAAGCCGGCGCCCATCACCAGCTTCTGCATCATCTGCTGCGCTTGCGCCGCTTTTGCCAGGATCTGCTGCGCTTCGGTGAACGACTTCGCCGTGCCGTCCCAGACGGTCGAGTAGAGCTTCGGCCGCGGCCTAGCGACGGCTTTCGGGTTCTTCGCGTACAAGGCCGCGACACGCTGCTTGACGTGCCTGAGAGTGACGTTGGCGACGTAGCGATCGTCGAACTCGTCGTTGAACGCCGCGGCCTTGGTCTCCTCGTCCCATTGATGACCGGCGCAGAATTTCTGGTCGCGGATCATCCGCCGGAAAGCCGGCTCCCAGTGCTTGCGCGCCGACTTGATGTCGTCGACCCACCGGGTGACGAGCTGCTTGCGCGCCTCATCGGTCTCCGGTGCTTCACGTGAAACAATCTTCTCGGGCTTCGCAGGAGGCGCTTCCGGCATCGCCATCGCCGGGTCGGCAGCGGGGTCGCCGGCTGCGAAGGGATCCACGGGGCCGCCCATCGACATCGTTTACCATCCTCCGGGCAGGCCGGGACGCCGGCGGGAACGCTCCGACTCTTTCTTGACCCAACCGAGCGTGCCCTGTTGCGGGCCGACAGCCTCGGGCTTGGGGCGCTTGTTGGGGACGTGAATACCGAGGCCCATGCCGACCCAGGCAAGCGTATCACAGAAATCGTCGTGGGTGCCGTAGGGGAACTTGAGCAGCTCGTCGCGGGCTTCAGCCCACCAGGGTGCAAACGAAGGAAAATGCACCATCCTCATAGCCATCCGGCTCGATATAGACTGTGCGCGGGTCTTTTTGTCGTGCGTAGG